GTTTCCCAGTCACGATCCGACGCTATGAGTAGCTGTACCTCCTAATGATCCTTGCTGTGCATGATTACGAGCATCGGTAGCACCACCACCTCCACCACCAATTTCTAGGCTTTGACCAGTAATTGTTTCTGTTTTTCCTACTCCACCTTCTCCACCTTCTTTTGTTGTGCTATCATCTATACCCGGTCCTCCTACTCCACCTGCACCGCCTCCACCACCGCAAGTAGTATGTACCGCAGTTCCATCAAGTCCATCACCGCCATCAAATCCTTCAGGTATTCCGTTTAAACTTCCACCTACATTTCCAGCACCACCCTGATCTGCAGTATCAGCAGGTCCTCCACCACCAGAACCACCAGCACCTCCTAAAGAAGCAGCAGGAGCTTGTGTACCTGTACCACCAGAACACCCTCCAGCACCTCCAAAAGAAGCTACAACATTAACTCCTGCTGAAGAGAAAAAAGAATTAGACCCAACATTACCGCCAGCAAAATTATTTGTTTGCGCTCCACCACCACCAACACTAATAGAATAAGTAACACCAGCTGTAAGAGTTAATGTGGAAGCAGCAGTAAACATTCTCAGTCCACCTGCTCCGCCACCACCACCATGACTGCCACCACCACCAGCAGCACCACCTGCTAAAACAAATAATTCAATAGAAGTTGGTACGCCCCCACCAGCAACAGAAGAAAAAGTTGTCAATAAAAGTTGGTGTATACCTGTCATAATTTAACTCACATTTCCTGTAATAATACACGCAGAAGCATTGGTAAATAACACACTAGCAACACCATTCACTCCAAGTGTTATTAAAGTAGTTGCACTAGCTGCGCCTGCAATGACTGCTGATACTTGAGCCGCTGAAAAAGTTGTTGTTGTAGAATCTGCTGTTTTTGCACTATTAACAACTGAAAATATGTCTCCCGCAGTAAATATTCCATCAGGTATGACTAAGGTTTGAATTGAGGCAGAACCTCCTGTTAAGAATATGTAATTACCTATGTCTGTAATTGCCGCTGTTGCTATAGAAGTTGCTGCTCCTGCTATTGATCTTGATTGCGGAACTTGCCTTAAACTACCATCAGCATCCGATACTCCACCTGTGCTTAATAATGTACCTCCAACTGAAGCATTACCTACTACACCTAAATTGCCCGTGCTGTTTGCTGTGGCAAGAGTAAATGTTCCACCTACAGAAGCAGCACCGCCTACTGATAGAGTGTTTAGCACCTCCATAGCACTTGCACTACTAACAGCAGAAGTTACAGCCGATCCATCGGTGTAAACCATCGCTGCACCTCCAGCGGGTACTGTTTGAGTATTAAATAAATTTGTCCCTGCTGCCGTGCCGTTTCTAACTGAAACATCTACAGTTAGGGTATTGTTTATAAGATAGCTTTTTTCAACAGTAGGTAAAAGTAAAACATGACCTGCTGTGCCTGTTCCAACTAAGTTTAAACGAAAGTTTCTTCCAGCCTGCAAAGCATTTGAATCGGTTAATGTTACAGATGCAGTTGGAGCATCATTAGCAAAAGTAACATCAGTTGTTCTTGCGATAGCTTCTTCAATAGCAGAAAGATTATTGTTAGTTATAGTTCCCCATGCACCAGAGTTTTCCCCTGTTGCCATGAGTTGAATTTTTAAATCTGGTGACGCTGACGAAGCCATAATGTTCTCCTATGCTGCTTCTATTATTATATTCCAATTAGGGGTTTGGTCCGTATCTATTTGCCCCCACACTAGTACTTTTCCTACCTGCCCAGTAGCCGAAACTCCTGAAACTTCTAAGGGTAACTCTATACTACCTAAATTTACTGTGCCGCTAACTCCCGTTACATTTTGGTTAATTGTGGTTGTAAAAGTAAGAGTTCCTATACCCCCTACTGCCCCTACTCCAGTAACTGATACAGCTTTACCTATTACTACTACAACAGAACCAAGACCCGCAGTTGCTCCAACACCATCTACGCCTATATCTAATTGAGGCGAACCCCAACCATTTCTTGCCCACGGCCCAGTACTCCATCCTTCGTAGATAGCGCTTGTAGGCATTTTACGCTATTCTAATAATTGCCGCTGCACTTGTTGCCGCAGGAAATACTATTGTAAAATCACCCGCTGACGCTGATTTTGACCCACCAAAGTCTAACACTGCTACTGCTGCATTAGTTAAAGTGGTTCCAGCATTATTAGAGGTAAACGGAGTGCTATTGTAAATCAACGCTCCATCTGCTGCTAAAGTAACATTTAAAAAAGTTAAATCTGCAAAATCTACAAAACCTGATGTAGAGCCTGACGTTACTCCAACTACTGTCAATGCAGAACCTGCTGTTGCATAGTTTGTTCCTCTACATTCACCTGCTGTAACAAACCCAGTTGTAGAAGCATTTAATGTTGCTCCCGAAGAATACAAAGCGAGTTTAAACGTACTAGCTGCGCTTGCGCCTGTTGGATGAAAATTGTGCATACTTAACATTAATTCTTGTTTAAATGAAGTACACATTGCTTGTGTGATTGCCATACCTAACTCCCTATTCGTCTAAAATTTTTATAAGTTCAGGATGTCCCGCTTGCCTAAACTTGTGTGCCAATGTCGTGTTATTACTGCTTATAGCTTCTTTCATGTAGTGAACTATAACTTTTCTAATATTCTCTTTAAATGCTTCTGCTTGTTCTCTAATAACAGGATGTGTTTGACTACCAACAGATATGATTTTATCTACAGCTCTTTCAGATATTTCCTCTGGAGTAAAACCTCTGTTAGACGTTGTATAAACTTTTACATTTCCACCTAATAACGCTGATGTGCTATTTCCTATCATTTAACTTGATACCTCGCTTGTTCTGTTCTATAAGCATCTTGACGATTCTTACCTTCACTTAACTGTTTGAGACCCAATATAGACTCATTATACCTTTGACTATAGCTTTGAAAAGTATCTGCTTCTCCTTTCATAAATATGTGCGCTTCTATTAAAGACCCATACAAAAGAGCAGAATCATAATTATCCCCAAGCCATGATGTACCTGCAGTTATAATACTTTCCGGATAATAAAAATAATGTAATTCAGCTTCATAATTTTGGTCGGGTGTTGGACCTACTATAAATGACACATCGCTAAATAAAGCATAATGAGTAGGTGTACCTGTGCTAGTAGGGTTTGGAAACGCTTCTCTTATATAGTTAACATCTTTACTTAAAAGATAGTTATACGCCCCTGTAGTGGGGTCAATTACAGCTAAAGAGAAATCAGCTAACCAATCAGCCGGAACCGCAAGATATTGATTGTTTGATGAAAGTGACCCAGTTACGTTCTTCTTTAATGCTAATATTTGTACAGAATTATATATCTTTTGTTCTGCTTGTTTTATAAATCTATTAACCTGTTCAGTGCTGGTTAAAGAAACAATTACACCAGCCTCATTTGTAAAAGAAGTATCAGGAAAATCGTTTTCACAATACCCCTTTATAGTTTCAAGAAGTTCTGCGTAATTCATTACGCAAGCCTAGTTGAAGACTTATTACCCTTAATAGCAGCTCCTGAGCCTCTAGTCTTTACTGTTTGAGTGTTAGCTACTTTATCAGGATAACCTCCTGTTTTAGGCACTGGCACTTCTGTTGGTTGTTTAAATTTTGTAACTTCTTTCATAAAGCCTCCTAAGTTATTTCTATTGTCACATCACCTATACCTGTACTAGCAACTAAACTATTCGGTAACCCCAACTCTAATCGGTCTGCAAAACCCACTGGATTAAATCCATATTGAAAGTTCCTAGACTTTGATGCGGGAAAACGTGTTAAATCTGGTCGTGGGTTTCGTAAAGCCTGCGGGTCGTTTATTGGATACATTCCAATTTGTAACTGAGGCTGGTCCTTCTCAAAGCATGTAGGACACACGAATATATTAACACTTTTTGTTTTAATTGTAAGTTCTTTTAATTCCTTCAATTTATACCTAAACCCACATCTATCACATTCTGCAATAGCTTTTTTTCCACGGGCAAATGCGGCAGTCATATTAGTACAAAAACTCTCTAGGTGCTAAACGTAATGGCGCTTTCTCTCTATCTTCACTAGAAGCAATTAACCATTGTTCTTCGTATTCTTGTTTTAACATTGATATACGATTAGCACCTTCTGGCACTTTTAAAGAAAGATAATAAGCTAAACCTGCAACTAAACATGGCAGCATACGAAAAGGTATGTCCGGGGTGTTAACACCATCTCCAGCATCTTGTATTCTTCGCATCCTAAAATATACAAATGTATATGTATCACTTCGATCTGGTGCAGGCCAAACTTTAATTTGTGGGTTTTGCACTACCCCAGAAGAGTTAGTAGCTCCTGACTGTCTGTCTATAAACACTTGAACAGGTCTACCAGTATTATTTTTATTTGGTATGGTTGCGTAAGTAGACACACTAATTCTACTAATTGTTAAATCTTGTTGATTAGACCCTGAACCTGTACGCACCTGATGCTCTAAAAGGTCAATTGTATCTACAGGTAAATCATAAGCAATAGTACCTTGAGTTAAAGGAATAGATCCCTCTTCAATAGTCCATAAATTTATACCTCTGTTAGCCCAATCAATAGTTAATAAATTTAAAGAGCGTCTTGCAGAACGCAAATCATATCCTGTTCGCATTTCTGTGCCGCAACGACTAAACGCTTCTTCAGCTATATCGTTTAAATTTAAATTAAAAGCGGTTGTATCTGTAGTAGCCATCTATGTTTTTGCTTTCACACTGTTAATATATCTTCTATAAACCCCAGCAGCATCTCTTTTTCCCATAACCTTAGCTCTTTGTTCCATAGCTATGGCTGCTTGTATTTTATGAGCCTTCGATCTGCCACTACCTTTAATCCTACTAACACTTTTTGTTGCATCTTCTTTTGTTGCAAACTTCAAACCCTTTATAGTGCCTTTAGGGTTTTCATCCGTATACAGGTCAGAATGTTTCTTAGACCTTGCGGGTTGTCCTTTTTTTCTTGGTATTCTTGGCTTTGACGATTGTTTTAACATTAGTAGGTTTACCTCCTGGATTCCCTGCAGCCCTCTTTCTTTGAACCGCAGACTTTCTTTGTGCTGCAGTCATGGATTTAGCTTTAGCTCTTGGTACGCATTTAGGGTAAGCTCTTTTACTATCTTCTTTAGTAGATTTTCTACCGCAAGCCTGATACTTACCTTTCTTTTTGGGCGCACCAATGTCTACCCAATCTCCCTTAGAACCTTTACCAAACCATTCTTTAAGAGACATTATGAATAGCCCCCACCTCTCTTTTTGTAAGTCTTAACTAGCCATGCGTTTGCATAAGCTGAAGGGTACACATCAAATTTACGTTTAGCTTCAGCTTTTACACTAGCGTACAAAGAAGGGTTACTAGGTTTAGAGCCTGATTTTTTAGCAGATTTCTTCTTTTTAGTTCCAACAGAACCACCTCTTTTAAGTTTCTCTACCTTGGCTTTTTGCATAGCCC